AAGAAAGTGTAGATACTTTTTTGAGTAGTTCTACCGTGGCCTACGTAAGGTACACGAGAGTAATCAATAAGTATAAATCTTGGCTTCATTATGTCAGCAGGGCCAACACTTGCAATACCTTTTGTAAAGAAAAACTCAATTGTATTAGGTATCTCTTTAACAGTCCGTAATACTTTGCATCCTGCTGGCACATCTATACAACAATCAATGGGATTAACTAGTTCTAACTCTAGACATGTTATCTCTTGTAGTATATATGGATCTATACTACGATTCTTATTATACTCATTTCTAATCCATAGAGATCTCTGTTCGTTAATTAAATCCGTATAGAGCTCATATGAAAATGAGGATTCTATTGAGTTTATTTCTAACGACTCATCAATCTGAGCATGTAAATCATTTAGTGATAACATAATTACAAATATACAATTAATTAATTATCTTCCCTGTCCTCTGTAAGCTTTTTTATAATTCTTAGAACTTTTAAGCTTAGAAGTTTGGGTTTTAGCGTGTACTCCTGGACGTGAGACTTTTACTTTAGCCTTAACACCTCCAGTATTATCTTTAATTTTAGCCATTATCTATTCTTTATAGTGATGTTAAAAATAGTAATAAGATAGAAGTTTCTAGACTTATCTATCTCAATGTTAATTAAATCTACAGCAGAGATTCTAAATCTAATCATGATTTTATCCCATTGCTTATTAGTTGTTTTCCAGTTGTTTCTTAGTTTCATAATGTAAATATAAAAAATATTAAATAGGGAATTTAATACTATCAATTGATTTTAATATTAGATCTCTTCCATTTGTAGTATCTCTACGTGTATCAATGATCAAGATTCTACTTCCTACAGGTTTCGGAGGAGCTCCTCTCTCAATATGCCATCCTTTTGATCCATCACCGTACTCCTCTTTGTATGTACCTGTAATCATCATATGAATTTGTCTATGTTTCTGCGAGTATCCTGTTTGAGCTTGATGTTCAATTATATCACGAGCTATGTTAGTGCATTTGTTTTCATGAATATGTCCCATTGCAAATACATCAAAATCTTCAGCCATTTCAAGAGCTCTAGTAAGATTAATCTCCCCACGAGTAACAATTCCCCCGCCTCCTGAGCCATGAAAATATTTTACTTTTGTTGCGTGAAAGAAATTAGTTCTAACTTCCTGACGTACAATAAGCCATCCACCATATCCACCTGTCTGAACATTACTCCCATTTTTGTAATTAAGTAGGTCTACAAATCTTTGTAAAACATCAGTTTCTTGACGTTTGATTACAGAAGTCTCATGATTACCGTACCCGATTACTGTAATTAAATGTGCGTATGGTGAAAAGAAATCTACTGCTGTTTCTACGATAGAATCAAGATACTTAATGTTATTGTGCTCAGGACGGATATCAGATTTAGTACCACGTGGATCCCATTTTCCCTGCATCAAACAAAACGTATCCCCATTAAACATCATGGGGATAGAATGTTTTAGACAATAATTTAAATCTTTTCTTAACAAGTCCCAGTCGCATTTAGGATTATCCCAGTGAATATCTGAGAACATCGCTATTTTAACTTTTGTTCCACTAATTTTTAATTCGTGAATATTCTTTGCGTGTTTGATTAATTCCATAAATACGATATAAAGGATTAGATTAAACTATTTAAATGGTACATACTTTGTCGTACCTCCAGATTTAATTGCTCGTAAAATTTGTTTACGTTGCGCTCCATCTGAATTATAAGATACGTGTACCCAATCAGGATTAGCATCTGTACCAAACTCCCAAATCATTTGATCAAAGTTTACGTTATCCTTAACAAAATCAAATAATTGTTTGTTAGTAATAGTTGTACCGTCCATATCGATATCAATTGCTTCACCTTTACAATGTTGGCTGGAAGATGCGCCACCTACTGCTTTATTCAAAGCAGCAGAACGGTACCCAGAACTCAATCGAATAGGAACACCAAAGTGCTCACGAATAGGTTCAAATACATTCTCAGCTAACTTTTTGAAGTTCTCAATATGCTCTGGTGTAGGCATGTTGCTGATTCCTTTTCTTTTAGCGGTCTCTGATCTCATCACTTCCGCTAGTGCTAAATGTTTACTTAATTGCATAACTTATTTTTTAAAATATAATTGTGATTCTGCTTCTCTTCTTCGTACTAAACCTTTTAAAGTTTTGCCACCTGCTTTTACCCATTTCATAAACTCTAATGTAATAGATTCATCTTCAGGGTTAGCATTTACTTTTTTAAGTAAAGTAGAAGATTTTAAATTTGCTGGTCCTAGATTGTAAGCAAAAGATACTAATGCATCAAATTGATTTTGATTGATGTCATCTCTGCAATAGCTATCTACATACTTCTCAAAGCTAACCAACATACTTTGTAATAATACTGTTCCTTCTGCCTCAGTAATAGCTTTGTCAGCCATAGTTACTTTTTTACCAGTAGGATAAAATGTTGCTCCGTATCCAATTGTTGGAATACCTGCTGGACATTTGTATGGAGCAGATCTAAATCCTTCGAACATTTTAATTAGTTCGATACCTGCTGTACCTGTTTTAGTTATTTTCATTTTCTTCTTGATTTTCGTTTTCGTTTGCTTTATTTTTTAACTTCATGATACGTCCAGCAGTAGTAATGCCGAAAGCACCTAAAGTTAATAACATAAACCCATCAAAGATAAATTCCTTGATTATTAGTTCGTTACCTACTATTCCTGTGACTACGTCAATCACTAGTACAAATACCATTGCAAAGAAGGAGATTACTCCTACGAATGCTTGCTCATTAATGTGATTATTATCACTAATTAATTCTCTAAAAAACTTTCTCATAATTTATAATTTAATTGGGACCTTAGTAACTTTAGGTCGTTCTGGTTTAATAATCGCTCTTTCCCATCCTTTAAGTGGATTCTCTTTTTTATCGTATGGATCAATAGGTGTAGGACATTTATAAAAATAAAGATCTCCAGACATATTATCTTTTTGTACAAAATATTGGCTTAAATCTACTGCGTATATTGTAGTATCGTCCCATGAATAATAAATCCAACTGCTATTAATTGCGGCGTCTAGCATCCATGCTTCTAAAAGATCTAATCTTTTAGCAAGCTCATCGTCGAACACATGTTCTACAATTATTTTTTCTTTAAGTATTAGGAGAGTATCTCGTACAGCGATGATGCTGTCTCTGACAGTGATATCTTTTTTGAAAGCTGCTATCTTAGCTTTTTGATTTTCAAATATAGCATTAATGTCGTCAGCTTGCTTTACAGTAAGAATGACAACAGAGTCTCCTTTAATTACCGTCTTCAGAGGGTAGTTTGATTGGCTGGAAATCAAATTCGTCACCAGAAGACATACGAGCATTAGTAACTTTCTCATCTGTTAATTCCTTTTTAATTTTTTGTACTACACTTTTCGTACTATCTAGGTCCCCAATAACTTCGCTGACCATTTCTTGCATCTCTGCTTTATCTTCTACTAGTTCTTCATTCTTTGCTTCTAAACTAGCCACACTTGTTTTTAATCCTTTATTCTCACTTGTAAGAGCTTTATTCTCATTAGTTAAACTAGTATTCTCTTCTACTACAACAACATGTTTATGGCCTGTAGAAAATACTTGTAAACAGGTAATACCTATGAATCCGATAATGGAACCTAATATGATTCTTTTATTCTTTTTCATTTTTTATTACTTAAAAACATCATAATTGTATCCTTCAAACTTTTAGAGCTTTCAGTATTATCTTTTAATGTTTTTTCAAAATCATCTCTATAATCTCCTTCTAGGTCTTTTACTCTTTCACGTAAATCATCTTCACTCTTCATTAATCTATTTAAGAAGGTCCAACATAAATAGCCTAATCCCATTACTGCGAAACCAAGAACTCCATATTGTGCTAAACTATCAAAAATTCCAAATGACATAATGATTATTTTTTACGTTTCTTTTTGCTATCTAATTCTGCCTGCAATCTGTCTTTTTCTGCAAGATGTCTTTTGATAAATAACCAAGCAACATATCCTAATGCTAATGCTAATAAACCAATTGGTCCGTATTCAGCTAATTGACCGAATACTCCAAAATCTTGTGCTCCTGTTGATACTGTTACTGTGTCCATTATTTTTTCATTATTAGTTGTTTAACTGCGTCTGATAACTCCCCCACACTTTTTGCCAGATTTTTAATTTCTAATTGAGTCTGTTCTTGAATAGCTTGGTATTTAAGTCTTGACTCTTGTTCTACTAACTCAATCTTTCCTTTGAGTTTTCCTAAATTTTCTGTGTTGTTTCTAACATCGCTGTGGATCATTTTTAAAAAATATCCAATAATACCAACTGCTGCTATTAGGCCGTACTGTAAAATCTGTGCTAAATCCATTATAATCTTTTTAAGAAAGTTCTGTAAATTACGTATACTATTATAAGTATAATAAAGGTAATAAAGATGCCATTAACTACAGATTGGATTTTTGCTCCAAATGTAGTTTTATCTTTAGGCTTAACGTAGTATTTTATAGGGATTTTTCTTGTGATAATTTTGTCAATGTAGACTGTATCACATTGGCCTTGGATATAGACCTTTTTTTCTCTATCCATCCAAACTTTAACTTTAAGTTGTTCTTGTTGGATAAAAATTGTGTCGTATAACGACTGAACGTCGACAACAGTATCGACTTTTACTTCTGGCACTACTACTCTGATAGTGTCATGCACGATAACACTATCAGTAGTAAGTAAGTAAGGGTACTTGGTTATAAGTCTGTTAAATCTCTTCGTCGGACCGCACGATAGTAGGGTCACTAGTATTAAAAGACTCCATAGTAACTTCTTCATTTGCTTGTTGTTGAGCAAGCGTATTTAGAAAATTGATTAATGGAAATCCTAATCTAGTTGGCATCTCGCTGATATATCCTTCTAAATTTTGAATGTGCTCCTCATTTAATACAATTGTTCTAGGCGCTCGTTTAGTTTCTTTTGCTGTCATTTTTTTGCTATTAAATTAATACTCCGTGTATTATAAAACCCAAAGATATAAAATAAATTATTATAATCTATTATTCTACAATTTCTTTTATAGGTGATTCATTATACCAATGCCATCCGTCTACAGGATAGTTGTAATTATCTTTATTCTCTCTCAATAATTCGAAGTCTGGGCCGTACACAAAATTAGGCGCAAATACCCATGAACCATCTTCAAATTGTTTATAAAATCCTGATGTATCTTCCATATTATCCTGTTATTGTCCAACCTTTAGACGTTATAATTAATCTGTCGGCTGCAGTTAATCCTGCTGCACCTACTGCAGTTGAAATATTTATTGTTTTAGATACTACAGTTCCCTGTGCAGCCATATCGTTAAACAATTGAACTATATTAGCTGTAGACATATTTGTATTAGATACGTTAATTTGCGGAGATGTTCCCGTCCATTGACCTGCTGAAGTATTTAGTAATCTTACAGATTGAACATCTGTCCTTGCTGAAGAATTATTTCCGCTTAAAGCTAATACACTTAAAGGACATACAAAAGATATAGACAATAATCTGGCAAAATTATTTGAACTAGCATTTACTAAAGGAGTTGCCGTTAACGATCCTACTTTATTAAAATTAATTATATTAGTTAAATTAGGACAAGTATTAAATGTTGCTAATAGAGTATTAACTAAAGATAATTGATTAGTTGGAAAAGTTATAGATTTTAAACTCCAACAATTCTGAAAAGCACTTGAAAAATCTGTTACCGAAGAAGATACTGTTGCTGGGAAAACAATAGTTTCTATTGTCCTACATGCATTAAATATTCCAGCAAAACTAGTACAAGCTGTCATACTTGTAGGAAGAGTAACAGATTTTAAATTATTACAAAAAGAAAATGCATTTTGAGTAGTAGTCACACTATTCATTGTAGCAGGCAAAGAAATAGTCTCTAAAGAATAGCAAGCAGAAAATCCTTGTAATAAAGTAGTACAAGCATTCATGCTTGTAGGTAATGTAATTGTTTTTAATAAAGGACAAAAATTGAAGCAACCACTTAAAGTAGTTACAGAATTTTGTACTCCAGGATTCCAATTAAGTATTTTTAAAGACGCACAGTTATTAAATGTATTAGAAAGATTTGTAAATAAATACGAAGAATTTATAGTAATCTTTTCAATAGATCTGCAACTACTAAAAGTTGATGAAAAATCTACTCCTGCTGGAGAAAGATTATTTGGTAATGTTACATCAGTTAAATTACTACAGGTACCAAATGTATTAAACATACTAGTGCACACAGGCATATCAGATTGAAAAGTAACTTTTTTCAAATTTGTGCATGAAGAAAACGCACTACTCATAGTAGTCGCACTAAAGTTTAAGGGAAAAAGAATAGATTTTAAATTAGTACAATTACTAAAAGTATTACTAACTGTATACCTTGCATTACTTGAACATGATGCTGGAAAATATACAGTTTGTAAATTAGAACAACTTTGAAATGTAGTACTAAGATTTACTGTAGTAGCACTTGCAAATGTTGGTAAGCTTACAAATTTAACCCATTCTAATGACAAACAATTTGTAAAGGTAGATTGAAATGTTGTACAAATATTTGCAGAGGGAAGCGTCACATTTTTTAGTGCATAACAAAAATAAAAAGTATTTTGAAAAGTTGTACAACTGTTGAGTGTAGTCGGAAGAGAAACAGAAATTAAATTAAAACAATTCTGAAATGTTGAATTACAAGAAGTTATATTTACTGAATTAGTAGGAATAGCTACAGATCTTAAAAGAAAACAACTTTGAAAAGCGTTTGCAATACTTGTTAAGTTCGGTGCTGATGTAGGCATTACTACAGCAGATAAACTAAAACAATCTTGAAATGCCCCTAACATATCCGTAAAAGTTACTGTTATAGGTAATTTAACATATTCTAAGTAATTATAACTTCCTAAACCATTAGATCCACTATAATAATAAGTCATACTAACTGTTTGAGTACTATTACCATAATACATTTCTAAAACATAACATGTAGTATATATATTTTGAATATTTGCAGAAATTTGTACAGGAAGTATTCTACAAGCATTAAGAACAGAAACTCCTGTACCTGTAAAATATACTCTAATTTTAAAAGTGGTATATCCTCTAGAACAAGGTGTACCTGTTCCTGGAGTATACACTTTAGTTGTATCTGTTTGTAATGTATTTGTAACAGTTGTAGTAGTTCCATCTCCCCAATCAATTACTATATTTTGAGATCCAGAAGTTCTAGAAAATTGGGTTCTTATTGTACAAGAAGCGTCTCCTAAATCAGACATTAAAAACTGAACTTCACCAGGGGCATCAGTAATTACTGGCCAATCTGTAGGCCGAACCCAAGGCGTAGGATTTACGGCTTTTGTAAAAAAGTTTTGTATAGGTAAATTAACCGCCATGATTAAATTGTTGGTATAATAGTTATTTCTCCTCTAATATCTGTTGAAGGAGGAAATAAAGAATAAAATGTACAACTTCCTGCAGCTACATCTACTTGTGGCAATAACCCACAAACAGATACTTCTGAGTAGCTACTATTTTCTGGAGTAAAATCTACTCTAGTATTTGTTGTAATATTTACATTAGAGAATGTGTAGGTATAATAACTGCCTACTAATACCCAACTTGCTGATACCAATGTTTGTAAAGTAAGTTTAATAATAGAAGCCCCTCCACCTCCTCCGTACTGAGGAATATTTAATGTAGATCCTACTAATGTAGCAGGACCACTTGTACCAATAGTAGTCAGTGTAATAGTGTCTTGCTTTGCATTCCACGTAGCCGCTGAAGCAATTCTTGCATCGTCTAATCTCCCTGTCCATCCTAATGTAAGAGATACTCCTTGTAATAATGCTGTAGAAGGAGTTCCTCCTAAAGTTAAAGTGACGTTAGTATCATCTACTTTAGTTAATGCTCCAGGAGTTATAGTAGGTTGTATACCTGCTGCAGATAAAGATTTATTTTTCCATAAATCAGTAGATAGTTCATATTGAAGTATATCATTGTTAGCCGCTGCAGAAATAGCAACATCGTGAATTTCATCTAATTCGTATCCATTTTGAATACGATAAACAATTGTCCCATTTGTTGGTGATGTTCGTACAACTTTACCTATATATACCAAATGATTAGGCGCACTAGGTTTTACTCTTGTAACATATCCTGGCGTAGTTGGAGAAAGATAAATTGTATCTCCGTCAATCAATGTATCCACAGTAAATGGGTGGGGAGCAGTGTGTCTAGTATCTAAGTTATCAACTGTACCTATTGTAACAGCATTTCCATCTGTATTATTTGGTATGTCTGATAAGATAACACCAAATGTACCCGCTGATGTTGCCTCCGAATTCGCTTGAGCTTTTACATAATTAGGCCTATTTCCTGTTGATCCTGAAATATAAACAATTGTTCCTTTATAAAGTGTCGATCCTGTTGAGTTACGTCCAACAGTTACCATTTTATCAGCGCTCGCAAAAGTTGGGAAAGGAACGGGCGCTCCTGTACCATCTAAATAATCAGCACTACTTCCAGTGGGGTCATCAAACTTACTATTTAAAGCAGTTTGTAAATCTGTCTGTAAAGAAAGAGTTCCTGTAATTGATCCCCAAGTAGTAGATCCTCCACCTGAGTATTGAGGTATATTAAGAGTAGTGCCTATAAGAGTTGCTGGTCCCGAACTACCTGTAGTTGTAAGAATAAGTTTTTCTTGATAAATAGATTTA